GACTTTGCGCCCAGGATTTTCGACCCTAGCACAACCACCGTTGAAAACTAGGTCCATTTCACCAGTTATGCCGTGGCGATTTTTTGCCACATCCATAATCATTCTAGTCTGCTCAAACTCGGCATCAGTGTCAGACCTCTCACGCCTGAGCAAAATCACCACATCAGCATCCTGCTCAATCGCTCCAGAATCCCTGAGGTCAGATAGCGCTGGGGCCTTGTCTTGCCTTGATTCACTTTGCCTGTTCAGCTGAGCAAGTGCAATCACAGGGACCTCAAAGTCTCTGGCCAGGGCCTTGAGACTCATTGAGAAATCACTGATTGATTCATACCTTTTGCGGCCAGGAATGGTGTCATGGATTAGCCCCAGGTAGTCAATCACAATGGCCCTGAGGCCACCGTTTTGCTGGAGGGTCCTAGCGTGTGCCCTGATGTCATTGATGGTCTGTGTGCCCTTGTCAACAATCGCCAGGTTGGACTCACCAAGTTCATCCTTGGCCTTATTCAGGGCTTTCCAATCAAAGTCAGACAGAGTGCCTTTTTCTAGGTTACCTAGGTAGACGCTGGAGGTCATTGCATACATCCTGGTCAGTAGCTCTGTCTTAGACATTTCTAGGCTGTGGAATGACACTGGGCCCTCTTTGCTGAGGTGATAGGCGGCTTGTAATCCAACCACGGTTTTACCGACACCAGGGCGAGCTCCAATAACATACATTGCGCCAGGTCGAAATCCACCAATGGCGGTGTTGAGTGCATCCCAAGGACTTTTCAGGTAGGTCCTAGGGGTGGCCAGAACCTCCAAGTGACCTAGGGCTAGGTGGCTGACATACTCAATTTTTCCAGTGGTCCTGCTTTCAGCAAGCTTGCCCAAGTTGCGGCGGGCTTCATCAATGACCGCATCTAAATCCTCGGCTGGTGACCTGGCCACAATGCTGTGACCTGTGTTTCTGAGGTCACGCCTGATAGATTCATCACGCACAATCTGAGCATAGAAGCTGACATTGACAGCGGTGATGCTCTCATGTTGCCAAGCGTGGACATCCTCAGAATGGTTTGGGAGCTTAGCGGCAACGGTCAGGGCATCAATGGCCTGGTGTTTATTTCTCATGTCGCACAGCGCTTGATAGACCCTGCCCAGCTTTAGGTCATTGAAATCCTCAGGCACCAGATTGATTTCATCTAAGGCTTGACCTTTCGATAGCAAAATGCTGCCAAGAATTGCGATTTCAGGATTCATTAGTTGCCACCTGTGAACTTATGCTTTTTGACTGGTGCCTCTTGCTTACCCTTGGACCATTTAGCGCTGTTTCTAATCCAGTTTTCCCAAGTCAGACTCCAGTTGGTTTTGTTGGCGTTCCTGCCAGTAGATTGCCAATGCGCCTTAAAGGCGTGAGTCTCTAGCTTCAAATCAACCCAGGGGAAATGCTCAGCCATTGTTTTGATGCTCTCAGAACTTGGTTCAAAGTCTGAGGGGATAGCGTGAGGCTTTGGTTTGGTTGGCTTTTCATCTGTTTTTACTTGCTGGGCTATAGTGTTCTTAACTTGGTCTTCTTTAGTTATAGTCTTCTTAGGGGTCGGATTTACCGTCAACGGTTTTTCCGTCAACGGTGAATCCTCTGGGTCGTGAGTGGTCCAAATTGACTCCCCAAATCTGCCACCCTCATTTGGTTGAGAGCGTGATAAGTAACCAAGCGCCTCAAGCTCCAAAATTGCTGACCTAATGGCATCCTTACCCTCTTGGTTTTGGTCTGCCAGTGAGTTGATGCTAAGTGACCACCCCTGAGAGTGGCTCATAATAAGCGAGATTAGACCTCTCGCCCTGAACGACAACCTTGCATCCCTTAACCAAGCGTTAGGCATCTGGGTATAATGGTCATCAAAACTGTGGTGTCCTCTAATTATTGGCATTTGCGGCTCATTTCATGTCATTTCATGTTACAATTTAGGTGTTACTTGGTGGCTCTCATTCCTCCATTTGACCCTTTCATGTTACGGGAAACCCTCAGCTAATCGCTGGGGGTTTTCCTATTGTCCTGGTGAAGTCATCTAAAAGCAAATACCAGTTACCAGAAACATAATCATACACTGTAACCTCCAGCGGGTTTTGCCAGGTCCTCAGCTTCCAGCCATAGGCCTGAGCGGTCACTGCCGCCTCACTGGAGGACTCAATTACCCCATTGAAGTAAGCGCAAAGGGTGATGATGTTTGAGGCGTTAGAGAGGCGCTTGGCCTTTGAGCCCCCAGCACCACGGTTTACTCTGTGCTGAGGCACCAGGGTTTCATCCTGGAGACCACAGTGGAGACAATGGCTGTCTCTTGCTAGGTATTTTCTGAACTCTTTTTCAGTCACAGTCATCAAAGTAGCTTTGGCAGACTTCACATTTGCCATCACAATCCACACAGTAGGTGGTCTCTTGCATGTGCTCCATTGCCATCCTGTGAAGCTCTGCGAATACTAGGCGCTCTTTCCTAGCCGCCAGCCTTGCTTGAACCCACTTAGAAAACATCATCCCCTCCACTCCATCTGAATCAATTTGCCAGCGGCCATGACGGCCATCTGGGACTCGCTTAGGTGTCTTATCTTTGCCTTGATTCTGTTCAGTTCTACCTTGGCTAAGTCAGCTTCAAATCTGACATCCATAGCCTTGAGTTTTGCCACCGCCTGGCGGTCTACAATCGTGCCCTGAGCACTTAGCAACTCAGTGGCCTCCACTCTGTCGGCAGCGCTCGCCAGTTCTAAATACTTGACCTCAGCCTCAGCAAGTAGGGCAATTCCCTGCTCACTCTGGTTGCGTATCCTCTCCAGTTCCTTGATTACCTCTTTCGGGGTCTCCATTTATAGCCTCTCTCAATTTCATGCCTAATTTTTTTAGCTCTTTATACTCCGCCTCACCCTCATCCTGGTATCCCTGGAGGTAAAGCGATTGGACCAGCTCTCTCTTTTCATTGATTGCGGCCACCAGTATGTTCCTACTCAGTAAATGCATCCGCTAAAGCTGTCATTGCTGTCAGTGTTTCCTTGGGTGCCTTGGCCTGTCTGGCCTGATTGAAAACATCACGCAACACCTCAACTGTTTCAGCTTTGGTTGCCTCTGCTAACCAGTCACGGGTTTCTGGTTGTCTGTTTCGGATTTCCTCAGAGGATGCCACGCCCTTTTTTGTGTCTACGGCAAGCGCCGCAACCATAGCTCTGCCCCAGGCGGCTGTCTCAGCGTTCTGGACCTCTGAGTCCCTAGTAAATCTAGTTGGCCCTGGTACGGGTTCCCATGCTGTTCCAATGCCAGGGTTAGTGTCCTCAGGTGAGCGGTATGCGGCGGCTGTGTAAACCACCCAATCCTTGCCACCAAAGTCAGATAGGAACTCCAGGCTAACTTGACCTAGATTTCCGTCTGGGAACTTTTCACGAAACTCAACAATGCGGCTGGCTACATCTATGTAATCCAGCGGTCCCTTGTAATCAGACATCAGCCAACCTCACTTCAATCTGGTCAGTTATGGTGAGCCAAATGTCAATGCCACCAACCAGGATTGCCACCTGGTCAGGCATGAAATAGTCAGACCTGACACCTTGAACCTCTCCCACAATGTAAGTGTTCTCATTATTCGGGCGCTTGATTGTCAAATCAACCAAGTCACCAATGGTTAGTTCTTGGGGGTTCATTAGTTCCCTTTCTTAGTTACTAAAAACGGCGTTCCAGACCCTCTGGATTGCCGACTATACATGTGCTGGCCGTTGACCATTCCACGCTTTGCATTTCCCATAGTATCAATAACCTCACTCTTGAGTGCAAGCGCCACAGCCTTGGCCTTAGATTCTGCCTCTAGTGCGGTGGCCAGAGCAACACCAACATCACCTAGCTCAACCTGTGAATCCTGAATGTTTGGGTTCATCCTCCTCACGCTTTCATAGGTGCTGGTTGAACCATCCCAATCTGGTGCTGTGTTTTCATCAACACACTCTAGGAATTGCTCCACCATCATCATGTCTGCGGATTGCTGAAAGACATCAGCCTTGACCTCAAACTCACGGTAGTCAGACCCGCCAATAAGGACAGCCACATAGGCCTTTTTGAGACCAAGGGTGCTCATGTACCACTGGACCTGTGTGAGGTAATAATCAGGCACGCCATCTGCCCAATCATCTGGGTATTTTGCGGTCTTGATTTCCACCACGCTTAGGGTGCCGTCAGTTTCTACGGCTAGTCCATCAACATTGGCAATCTGAAATGAGTGCTCCAGACTTTGCCAAGTGCCAACATCTCGCTGGATGGTTAGCTCTGGGTGTTCATCTGCGAACTTGTCCAGCACAACGCCCTCAAGTCTGCGGCCCCATTCCATTGGTGGGCTGTCTGGTATTTGGTCAGGAATGTGTCCAGAGAATTTGGCCCAAGCTGTATAGGGTGACTCCCATTTATTGAGCCCCGCTATCGTGCCAACCAAAGACCCGCCCACCTTGCCCTTTCGTAGTTCATGCCACTCTGGCTGGGAGCTGTCAAAGGTTCCCAAGTGCTTTGCTGTTTGAATTTGCATGTTGTCCTTTCAATGTGTAATGATTTCACCATACACGAAAGGTAAGACATTGATAAAACTAAATGATGTGGGCATCTGGGACATGAACTGTTCCAAGTGTCACACTATGTTCACCGAGC